TCTATGGAACGATGACTATGGAAACTTATCTTGGCCGTCAACAGGGCAAGGTGGTCCGGGCCGGTCAACATCTGCCAGCACAGGAACTGATAATTACATAGTTGCGTACTGTTAAATGCTAGGCTTCACCACTCTATCACAGACCCCTTTAAGTCAAGTCACTACAGCTGCTTTGGCTCAGGCTTTTCTAAGCGCTTCTACTGGGCAGTCTGCTACGGGTAGTCTACTCTTTGATGCGCAGGGTTCGGCTTCTATTCTGGGCGTTTCAGCGGTTGGTGTTAACTCTATACTGTTTGACGCTAAAGCATCTACTGTTGTTGTAGGCGCACTGTCTACTACCAGTATTAATGACATTGTTTCTACTGGTGCAGCCAATATAACACAACCGCCTGCTACAGCAACCTTCACAGCTGGGACGTTAGACTATCAAGGTATAGCACATATAACACCTACAGGTTCTTTTGTAACAGGTACAGCTGGCGACTTTGGTGATGTAGATGCACAGGCAAGTGCTACTACAGTAGGTACTAGCAGCAGTACTGCAGTAAATGGCTTTGCAGATGTAACAGGTCTTGCTAAGGTAACGCCTTCTTCCGTATCTGCTTTCCTCACTATCTATATCGGTGACTTTGCAGATGAGGATGCACAAGCTACAGCTTTTATATCACCTGTTGTAGCAGTAACCAACACTAGAGAGGTTGACTTCTCAGCTGATTCTAATATAACTACAGATAGTACTTCAGCCCTGTTTAACGTTTCTACAATAGATGCTACAGGGTTAGCTCATATCACCTTCTCCAGTATACTAGCGAACATATACAATAACCTAGCAGATCCTACTGCTGTAAAGTTTCCTTATGGTGACTACGCAGATGATTACAACAGAGCTAATACTCTTTATATTGTGTCCTATCAAGGTAGCAACGAAGTACATGTGACTGAGCAGGACAGAACAGTTTACATTGAGAAACAACAAGGTAGCAATACCGTCTATATTGCAGCGTAAGGAATAATTATGTCATACAAATGGCCTGACAAAGATAAAGATGAGATTGTAGACTATAGTGTAGACTGGTCACGTTTCTTAAAGGATGACACACTGGCTGCTGCTGTATGGTATGTCAAAGATGCAGCTGGTGTTAAGACACAGTTTAGTGACGCTAGTATAATCAACGGTTTACAGTTTGTTACTGGTACACTGTCTGGACAGGTTTCTACTGCACGTTTCTCTTTAGGCACAAATAACATTAGATATACTATTATCTGTAGTATTACGACAGGCTCTGGGCTACAATACGAGCGCAGCATCTTTATGCGTGTCAAGGAGAAGTAAGAATGGCATACGACTACATTAGCCTAGTTAACGATATTAACCGCCGCCTTAATGAAGTAGAACTTACGAGTGCTAACTTCCCTGCAGCTACAGGCTATTACAGCTTTGCTAAGGATGCTGTTAACGCAGCTATTCGCCACATCAATCAGGAAGAGTTTGAGTGGCCCTGGAACCATGTAGAAGAAACAGAAGTCTTAGCTGTTGGTGAAGTGCGTTACAGTATGCCTTACGATAGCAAGACTATCAATATGAATACCTTTCGTATCAAGCGTGATGCTGATCTTAATGTAGAAACAGTGAAGCTAAAGACTTTATCTTATGAAGAATGGCTTGACAAGTTCGCTGATTATGAGTATAACTCTGAAGCAAGCACTAGAGGAATACCTACTTACGTTGTACGTACACCTAGTAGAGAACTTATCTTCTCCCCACCACCTGATAAAGAGTATGAAGTAGTATATGAGTATTTCCGTACAGGGTTTGATCTAGAGTCACCTACAGATGTACCTACACTCCCTGAGCAATACCGCTATACCATCGTTGATGGCGCTATGTATTACGTTTATCAGTTCCGTGGTGACATGCAGGCAGCACAATTAGCATTACAAAAGTTTGAGCAAGGCATTAAACAATTACGTAGCTTACACATTAATCGCACTGAATACCTGCGAGACACGAGAGTATATTACTAATGGCTACACAGTGGCAGACATTCCCTATTGAGTTTAGAGGTGGTCTCATCTCTAACCTTAGCCCTCTACAACAGGGTAGTAATGCTGTGGGTTCTGCTACTATCTTGCAGAACTTTGAGTCTAGCAAAGAGGGTGGCTATTCTAAGATTAAGGGCTTTGTGAAGTTCAGCACTACAGCTGTACCTGGGTCTGGCCCTATACTAGCGCTCAAAGTGATAAGCTCTGGGCGTATTGTTGTAGCTAGACAGAACGGTTCTAACGTAACAGAGTACTACTACGGCACAGGTACTACGTGGACATCCATGGGTGCAAGACCTTTGCTTGGTGGTAAGGCTAAGCATGTTCTATATAACCTAGACGGTGACGATAAAGTTATCTTTGTAGATAGTAATAACTACCCTGCTACGTACAACACATCAGGCAATACTCTCACAGCTATTACAGGCAGCACAGACGTACTAGGTGCAGAGAATGTAGCAGTGTTTAAGGATACAGCATTCTACGCTAAGGGTAACAACCTACACTTTACTGCACCCTTTACTGTAGATGACTTTAGTGCAGCCAATGGCGCTGGATCTATTAACGTAGCTAATGAGATAACAGGTCTAGCTGTCTTCCGTGACCAGCTTATAGTCTTTACTACTGACAGCATTAAACGCATAACAGGTAACACCGCAGCAGACTTTCAGGTAGCACCTATTACAGACCGTATTGGCTGTGTTAATGGTGACACTATTCAGGAAGTTGGTGGTGACATCATGTACCTTGCTCCTGATGGTATTCGCTTGCTGAGTGCTACGGATCGTATTGGTGACTTTGGTTTGGATATTGCTTCTGATCCTATAGCTAAGGATGCTACCACGTTCCTTGGCAGTACGCCTAGCTTCTGTTCTGTACTTATGCGAGAGAAAGCTCAGTATCGTATCTTTGCTTATACTGAGTCAGAACAACAAGAAGCAGCTAAAGGCTTAATCGCTACTAAGTTTGTGTCACAAGGTGCATCTGGTATTAGCTGGTCTACTACGTATGGTATAAAAGCTTTTGTAGCAGACAGTAGATACACAGATACAGCTGAGACTATTGCTTTTGCTAATACGGATGGCTATGTGTATGAGTTAGATACAGGATCAAGCTTTGATGGGCTACCTATTGAGGCTATCTACGAGTCACCCTATATGCCTCTGTCTGATCCTCAGATGCGTAAGTCATTCTACAAGATGACATTGTATGCAGAACCTACTGGCAGTATGACTCTGGATCTTAATGTTAAGTATGATTTCGGTTCATCTACAAACACAGGTGTTATACAACCCGCTACACAGAGCGTAGAAAGTACGGGTACATCTGTATTCATATTTGGGGACTCTAACTCTGTGTTTAACACCTCTACATACGGCGGTGAGTTAGACAAGATCTACAACACAAATATTATTGGCTCAGGTAAGACTATAGCCATTCGTATTGAAGACAATTCTACAAACCCTACATTCACTCTAGACACAGCCCTGCTAGAGTTTAGACAGAACGATAGACAGTAAGGACTAAAACATGGCAGGTTATACACGTCAGGATACAGCAAACAACATTGCTAACGGTAACGTTATTGATGCGGATGACTTTGATGCTGAGTACAATGCCATTGAGGCAGGGTTTAACGCATCTACTGGTCACGCTCATGACGGTACTGCAGGTGAAGGTGCGCCCATCACTAAGGTAGGCCCAGCGCAAGACCTTATTGTTTCAGGTACTGCTCTTACGCCTAAGACTACTAACACTCTGGACTTAGGTACAGCCTCTGTACAATATAAGAATGCTTGGTTTGATGGTACTGTAGACACAGATGCTTTAATAGTATCAGCTAATGCTACAGTAGGTGGTACTCTTGGTGTTACAGGTATCATAACAGCTACAGGTGGTGTTACTGGTAACGTCACGGGTAATGTAACAGGTAATGTAACAGGTACAGTATCTGACGTATCTAACCATGACACAGATGACATCAGTGAAGGCTCAACTAACCAGTACTTTACTACTGCTCGTGCTAGATCTTCTGTGTCAGCTACGGGTAGCCTTAGCTACAACTCAGGTACAGGCGTTATTAGTTTTACACAAGGTAATACAGACACTGTAGCAGAAGGCACAACTAACCTATACTACACAGACGAACGTGCTACTGCAGCAGCAGCGGCTGCTATTACAGCTGGGCTGGGTTTCGTTGACGCTGGTGGTGACGGTAGCTTAACTTACGAAGATGGTGTTATTACATACACTGGCCCTAGTGCAGCTGAAACACGTGCTCACTTTAGTGGTGGTACAGGCGTAAGCATTACAGATGGTGTTGTAGCTATAGGTCAGGCTGTAGGTACTACATCTAATGTTACGTTTAACAACACTATAGTTAATGGCAACCTAACAGTAAACGGCACTACTACCACCGTAAACACTGAGACACTCAACCTTGCAGATAACCAGATCGTTCTCAACTCTAATGAGACAGGCACACCTACACAGAATGGTGGCATTGAGATTGAGCGTGGTACAGCTGCTAACAAAACACTTGTATGGAACGAAGCAGACGATAAGTGGACTGTAGGCAGTGAGACATTTGCAGCTGGTACTTTTCAGGGTGCTTTATCAGGTAATGCCAGTACAGCCACTACACTACAAACAGCTCGTACTATCGGTGGGGTATCCTTCAACGGCTCTTCTAACATTAACTTACCAGGTGTAAATACAGCAGGTAATCAGAACACCTCCGGTAATGCCTCTACAGCTACAGCACTAGCAACTACCAGAACCATATCTCTTACAGGTGATGTCTCTGGTAGTGCCTCTTTTAACGGCACATCTAACGCAACTATTACAGCTACTATTGCTGATGACAGTCACAACCATGTTATCTCTAATGTTGATGGCTTGCAGACAGCGCTAGATAGTAAGTATGTTGCATCCACTCAATCCACATCTACTTGGGAATCTGGTACTAGCAGTACTGAAAGTCTCGTATCTCCAGCTAAAGTTAAGGCTGCTGTAGATGAGTTTTCACCTTTAGACGTGACCACGGGTACGGCTCCTTACTACGGTGCTAGGGCTTGGGTTAGCTTTAACGGCAGTAACGGTAGTATTAACGCATCAGGCAATGTCAGTTCGGTATCAAGAAACGGCCCAGGTGATTACACTATTAACTTCACTACAGCTATGCCTGATACTAACTATTCAGTACACTGCCTACCTACCAGACACAGGTCAGATAGACCGGCTTGGGTTTATCATTTACAACCTAACTCAACAGGTGATATTACAACTACATCTGTAAGGGTCAAAGGCGGTTACGTTTCTGGTACAAATGATGGTAACTACAACACAACGCTTGACTTCCCTCAGGTTTCAGTAGTTATATTCAGGTAGAGTAATATGACATCTATATCCTTGACACCA